CACCACCAGCACCTCCAGCACCAGCACCACCAGCACCACCAGCACCACCAGCTAAGAAACCATTGGCCCGCCGTCCACGTGGAGGCCCCGCAATTGTATTGGAGAATACCGCAGATGTAATCTAGACCTAAAAAATTGGCGAGACAAGAAACTCAGGGATAGAGTAGGACAATGGAACAAGTTGCTCTATTTGAAGAAAAGGTATATCTGACGCCCAAGGCCCTTCGCCTTGTTGCGAAAACAACGATTGATTCTATTCTTCTAGAGCAACTACGCGCAAAACTTGAAAATAAATGTAGCCAGCATGGATTTGTGATTCCGAATAGTCTTGAACTTCTATCACGAAGCATGGGGCACATAGAAAATGGAAGATTTACAGGTAATATCGTATTTCATATCCAAGCAAAAGGTCGTGTTTACAATCCCGCAAATGGCACACAAATTGTTGGCACAATCCTCAAACAAAACAAAATGGGCCTCTACATTATTTATGATGATGCGATTCGTATTCTAGTTCCTCGTGATCTCCACCTTGGAAATGAAGACTATGAATCCTTGCGAATGGGCGAAACTATTCGTGTTGAACTTCGCAAGTCCCGCTTTCAAATTCAAGATAAGTTTATTCTAAGTGTGGGTGTATTTATTGAACGCGCAGACGCAGACGAACTCCCGCAAATTCGTCAACCCGAAGCACTACCACCCGCGCAAGTACCTGCGCAAGAAGGTAAAGAAGAGGAAGATGAAGATGAGGGTGAAACTGAGGAAGAGTCCGAATCCGAGGAAGAGTCCGAATCCGAGAGCGAATCTGAATCTGAATCAGAGTCAAATGAAGAAGCGGAAGAAGGTAACGGAATTCTTGGGAATATTGAATACGAAGAGTGAGCGTAAAACTGTCTAGAAATGGTTGCGACCAATGAAATAGAAATGTCTGACCCGGTACAGTATGATTATGAACAAAGAAAGCAAGTACTTGATGATATTAAAAATCAAGGTTTGACAAAAGAAGAATATGAGGAACTTTTTCGGATTATTAAGCGTGATAACATTGAATATAGTGAAAACAGTAACGGTATATTTTTTGATTTAAGTCTAGTTCCAGACATGGTAATTGGAAAAATTTTAGGGTTTTTACAGTTCTGTAAAGAGCAACGTAAATCCGAAGAGATCCGTACGAATGATTTAGAATTCTACGCTACAAATGTTGTAGAAGAGGAAGGGCCTAAGGAAGCGGCCACATAAGTATATGAGAATACCCTAGAACATATGGCCACTCTTACTTGGTCACATGTTCGTACCTGGATTGAGTCCAATCCCTATAAAAGTAGATCTTTGCCTAAATATGTTTCTGAAAGTCAGTCTGTGCTTGGCGTTCAGGGGCGTGAAGAGGATGGATGGACTAAGATTCCCGTAAGTCCAGCAACACCTCTTTCTGCTGCTCTTTTGGCTCAAGACACGTATTACGAAGCATCATCTGAACTATCCAGACGTGCTGCTCTACGTGATGAAACGACCGATCTTCAGGAAAAAGCAGTCTTGCTTCTAAAGGGTCGCGCATGGCCCATGCGTCGCACGGCAGAGGGGCTTGGTGCGTGCGGTCTTGAAGAAGGTCGTGCCTCTGATTGGTCCGCTATTGGATGGCGCGCCATTTGTGCGCTTCGTGAATGCCAGATTATTTGTATTTCTGAAGAGAAAAAAGAAATTTCTTTTTATCCCGAAGATGTCCGCAATTGGTCCAATACAATTGATACATTTTGTGTGGACTCTGAATGCCGCTTTCTTTGGACTCGTACAGATGCGCAAGCATATCTTGGCCAGTGGTTAAGTTCTCGCGAATCGGATGGTTGGACGATTCAATGGCCTCTGGCTGAAGGGAATATGGAAGAACTAAAGGCAATGGCCGCAAAATGCCCTGAATCATTTGCTGGAAAAATGTCAAAGGACGTACTACAGAAAAAGGTTGGAAAGTCTCAGAGTTATCAAACTCTTGGAAAATGGACCGAGTAAAATTGGCGGCTTGAAACAAGCCGTCTAAGTCAATCCTAGAATACAATTGTAGAGAGAGAATGGAACTATTCTCCGAAGAGGCTACCAAACTAAGGGGCCTCCTGGATGATTGGGCTGCGCACCCCGAAGAGATCGAGGTAGAAGCGACCTTTGGATATAAAGGTGAGGTGGATATGCAGACCTTTCTGCGTGTCATTTCGCGACTCAAGTCCAAGGGCCACCAGCCAATCAGTCAACAAGACCGCCTAACTATCAAAACACCTGAAGATATCCGCTTTACTCTTGTAAATTCGGGCCAGGTTGCGCAGTATTGTAGGGATAACCAAATTGTTGGAAAGCCCTATATTGCCGTGATTAAAGATAGTAAAATTAGCGCGGAACAAGCGGGTGTTGCCACGATTGATTTGGCACAATATGATGTCCGTATTAAAGGTCGTCGTGAGGTCCCTCTTGCCAAAGACGATGCTCGCCTTCTCCGCCTCATTGACCCAGTTGCTTGGCCCCGCGTCATCAAATACTTTCGTCTCATTCGTCGTTGGACCTTCAAACTCCCTGGTCTCAAATTTGATCTGAGTATGGTCCGCTCCACACAGGATATCAAAGGAAAAGATGGAAAATCCAAGGGTGCTTGGCAGCGTAACTTTCAAGATCAAAATCTGACAACCCAGCTTCCTCGCTATGAAATTGAGGTGGAAATTGATAAGGAAATGGCAGTTGACAAGGACAAGGCCTATAAGACACTCCTCACAGGTATTGGAGAAATTCTCCGCGGCATCCAAGGAAATAGCGTTCTTATCAGTAAAGAAAAGAAACAGAATGTACTAAAAGAGTACAGAGAACTTACAAAGACCGCATTCTTTCGTGGTGTGAAACCTATAACGCTTGAATACAAGAATATGACTGCTGATAAAGATGAAACTGATGGAGCGGCTAATATTCGTGATGACTATAATGTAACCGACAAGGCAGATGGTCTACGTGTATTGGGATTTACTGATTCTACTGGTGAACTCTTTATGATTGACATGTCTATGAATGTGTATCGCACAGGACTTGCGGCTGGAGAGGAGGCCGCAAATTCTCTGCTAGATGGTGAGTATATCACACAAGATAAAAAGGGGAATGCGATGAATGCGCTCCTGTTCTTTGATATCTATTATGACAGCGGTGTAAATGTAACACAAAAGCCCTTCATGATAGATGGCGAGTGCCGCTACAAGGATATGGATACTTGGATTAAGGGGTTTAATAAGGAAGGAGGACCCAGGATGCTTATCAAGAGCGCGACGCTAAAAGTGGCAACCAAGAAATTCTTCTTTGCCAATGCCGAGCGTAGTATCTTTGAACAAGCCGATGCGGTCCTCAAACTGGATAATATTCGTGTCTATCACACAGATGGTCTGATCTTTAGTCCTAACGCACTTCCTCTGCCTACTCGTCCTGGCGGTAGATTTGCGGAGCAATTCAAGTGGAAGCCCGCCCAAGAAAACACGGTGGACTTTCTGATTATGACTGTAAAGGACGAAAATAAACCTAACGAGGATAAGGTGACGGCTGAAATTCACCCAGAAACTGAAAAGGAGGTTGAATACAAAACGCTCAAACTCTTTGTAGGCAGCAGCGAGGATCCTGCGTATCGTAATCCTCGTGATACTATCTTATTCAAGAAACCGATTCCTGAATCCTATATCGGTGAAAAGGAGCCAAGGGCGAACAAGTACCGAGCGGTGCCTTTCATTCCTCGCGAGTATCCTGATCCTAGTGCGGCAATATGTAAACTAGAAACACTGACCGATCCTGGAACTATGGAAGTCTATGTTCAAACAGAAGGAACCAAGCAGCCAATCCGTGACTTTAGCATCGTAGAAATGCGATATGATCCTACAAAGCCCTCTGGCTGGCGCTGGATTCCTCTGCGCGTTCGTGAAGATAAGACCGAACGACTCTTCAAGGGTGTAACGGAGCTGAAAGGAGATTCTGAGAAAAAACTGCTGAAATTTAGCACGAGCGGAACTCTGGGTGGCACTCTCAATAACGAAGAGGCCGCAGAAAATGTATGGAACAGTATTCACAACCCTGTAACTGTATATATGATTACAACTGGGTCTGAGACCCCCAGTGACAAGGAGCGCGCCGAATTTAATATTCATGAACGCACAGTTTCAAAGCGGTATTATGAGCGCAAGGCTGACCGCGATGATATGCGCCTAATCAAATCCATGCAGGAGTTCCACAATAAACACATCAAAGATACTATTCTATATCCTTCTATCTCTAAAAACACTCCTAATCCTATAATTCTGGATATGGCGGTTGGTCGCGCAAATGATCTCCATCGTTGGCGTCGCATTGATGCGAAGTTTGTGCTGGGTGTTGATGCGACTGGTGCGTGTTGTATTGACCATCAAGATGGCGGCTATCGTCGTCTCTTGGATACCAAGGTTGCGTATAACAGTATGCCAGAGAATAGGCGCATGCCCATTCCCCCCATGATCTTTGCGATTGGCGATAGTGGGCTGCGCTACGTAGATGGATCTGCTGGTGGAAACGACCAGGAAAGCGATATTCTGCGTGCGCTTCTTGGTCGCGTTGGCCCTATTGGCCCTGTGCCCCCGCTGGTCCAAGATTATGTTGGGCAACTCAAAGGTGGAGTAGATGCGATGACATGTATGTATGCGATGCACTACTTCTTCCAGACTCCTGAGAAACTAAATGGATTTCTACAAAACATCGCAGATAATCTGAAGATTGGTGGCTACTTTGTGGGAACCAACTTTGATGGCGAGGCACTATTTAATATGCTCAATACTGTACAAAAGGATAAAACGAAGACTGGAATGATTGGAGACAAGATTATGTGGGAGATTACAAAGCGCTATGAGACATCCGAGCTGCCTCTAGATGATTCCGCGTTTGGTATGGCGGTTGATGTGCGCCTAGTGAGCATTGGTCTAACCCACACCGAATATCTGGTTCCTTGGGAACTATTGAAGGAAAAACTCGCAACCGTTGGCTGTGAACTCTTAACTAAGGAGGAGCTGAAGAAACTTGGTCTAGAAAATTCCTCTGCGATGTACCGCACAAGTCATGAGATGGCGACAAAGACTAAGTTTGGTAAAGATCGCTACGGTATGCCCTCTGTGGTGGAAGACTTTAGTTTCCTGAATCGCTGGTATATCTTCAAGCGGACGAGCAGCGGCAAGGGTGAGATTGGCAAGATTCTGGCACGCTTTGAGGGAGAGGTGGAAGAAGAGAATGTGGTTGAAGCCGTGGCTCCTACGGCTCCTGGTGCTACGGCTCCTGGTGCTACGACTCCTGGTGCTGCCGCTCCTGGTACAGCCGCTGCTCCTGGTGCTGCGACTCGCCAAGGGCTCTTTGAACTAAGCCAGTCCACGCAAAACTCGGCATCTTCTTCCGAAGGTGAGGCCCTAACCATGAATTCTCTGAGCAATTCTGCTGGATTGAATGCGGCTGAGCAATTATACGGAGAACTGCGCCAAGCTGAGGAGAGGGGCGATGTAGAAAGACTACAAGCACTTGATCGCCAATCCATTGCTTTGAGAAGCGCTATGCAAGGCGTGGGTGTTCCTGAAAAGAGTAGTGCGGCATTTGGAGGTCCTGCTGGAACAACTGCGCGTGGATTTGTAGAAGAATACGGATTTGGCGCAAGACTTACAGTCCCTGTAGATTCACCCACCGCAAGTCGCGCCAAGAAATACACCGCAGATAAACTCGTCCAATTCAACGAGACATCTACTAAAACGATCCCAAATCTGGAACTTCCTGAAGACTACACATCCTATGCCGCGCGCCACTTGGCGCCCAATGCGCCCTTCCGCGTCTATGACCCGCGTGACCCCGTGGATGCGCCTCGCAAACAATATCCCAGTATTACACATTTCTTAGCGGCCATGAAACTCAAATACGCATCCAATCGTCCTGAACTCGGCGACCAGTTTGCGATTGATGGCGTCATTCATAAGAAATGGAATACAAAGCGTCAAGTTGAGGTCAAAGGTAAAAAGACGGCCAAACTCACCAAGAAACAACAGAATGAACTTCTGGAAGGAGAGACAAGGGACGTAGAAATTGCGCTCGTTGAAGCGACGAGCGATCCTTCAGTAGGGTATGACGAAACACGCTGGGTGCCCAATAAAACCCCCCTTCTATCGTCGGCCATCGCCCAGCGCCTAGAAAGCGACAAGTGGTTCTGTGTGATTGTAAATGCAGTGATTGAAAAGAGAAAATATCTCCTGTATGTTTCAAAGGATATGGAACTGGGTGGTGTATATGAGTCATACCGAGGTCTCATTGAAGGTCTCAACATGTACGGCAATGGTATTCTGCGCATTGCCAGTGAAATGCCCGAAAAACTACGCGCATGCCTAGCACTCCCTGACGCATAAGTACTTTCTTGAATACCGCAGGGTGATTAAGTTAAGCACTGGACGGTACTATGATTCTATACTTTCTTATTTTTTAAGATAGTATAGGATGATTCACCCCACTATTGTCAAACTGGCTGCTCAAATCATAGGGACAGGGGTTGTTAGTTATGCTATACACTTTACTATATATGCGATTCTAACAAAAAATTGGCGACCGTAGGTGGATTAGATTAAGGGTACATAATCACAATGGTCGCCCCTGTTCTCGCGGGTCTAATTGTACGTACTACTATGGCAGCGCTGATTTCCTACTCTACGCATTATGGAGTCACGCGCGTATATACGTACTTCTGTATTCCTGATGGGTTCTATGGATATCTACAAGGAATTATTACAACTGCGAGTCCCATTTGCGCAACCCTTCTCGGTGTAATGTCACATTCGCATATTACCTACAGTACACTTATTGTAACAAGTCTTGCTAAGATTCTTGTAGACAGTATCTCAGGAGTAGGTAAGATTCCTGATACTGGTGGGACTGGTGGCGGGTAGTATAAAGAAAATTGGCGGATAAATACAAGAGACTAAAGGAAACACAAAATGCCAAAAAACCCTCTAAAATGGCAAGATTTGGCGGTAAAAAACCGCCATCCACGCGACTTGTGTATTGAATTTGACGAGCCGACGCATCGATACACTGTAAATGGTACAAGTGATGGTTGGATTAGTTGTACTGGATTTCTTCATGACTTTTTCCCGCATTTTGACCCAGATGAAACAATTAAAAAGATGATGAAATCTAGAAACTGGCCGAATAGTAAATATTACGGAATGAAGGCAGAGGAAATCAAAGCGCAGTGGAATGCTTCAGGAAAAGATGCGTCAGAGGCTGGTACCGCGATGCACTTGGGAATTGAAATGCACCACAATGGCCACGAAGAACTTGTAGAAGCACCCGTAAAGGAAACAAAAGAGTGGAAATACTTTCAAAATTATTGGAGAGAATGTGGCGATGATCTTGTCCCCTATAGAACCGAGTGGGAAGTGTGGTCTGAGGAACACAAACTTGCGGGTTCTATTGATATGATTTACTACAGAAAATCGGATGGAAAATATGTAGTCTATGACTGGAAACGAAGCAAGGATATTAAAACACACAATGATTATGAAACAGGATATGCTCCTGTAGATCATTTGCCAAATACAAACTATTGGCATTATACACTTCAGTTGAATGTATACAAGTGGTTTCTAGAGACCTTCTATGGTCTAGAAGTCGCGGACTTGTATTTGATTATTCTTCATCCAGACAATACCAACTATCGTAGGTTGCGTCTGAATATTCTTGAAGATGAAGTAAAGGCAATGCTGGATTGCCGTTTGCGTGCCATTAAAGACGGGTGTAAATCGCGTATCATTCTACCAATGCCTAGCGCAGGAAAAGAAGAAAAAGATGCGATGTTTGTTGAAGATGATTAATCAACAGCTTCCATATTCTCTGGTGGCATAGGAGCAGCAGGACGCACAAGTTTCACTTTACGAGGGTTTGGTGCCTGCGGCACTGCCTCTACACTATTTTCGCGTACATTCTCTGCTGGTGGTACAACAGCAGATCTTGCCACCTTGGGTCGTTTTACCATCCTATACCGCATAGGCTCAATAGACTCCAATAAGCGACCTTCTATTAATTTCGCAGGGACCGTATCCGCAACATCGTCGCGCATCACTACAATAGCAGGGCCCTCTTCAAAATCAGGTACTATTACATACGCGCCCGTTTTTACAGCATAATACGTTGATTCAGTAATTCCAATAACACCCAGTGGATCTTGACGTAGTAAAACTTGTATAATCGGCAGTTCATATTTTTTACTAATTTCGGTTAGGACACCTGTTGTCATATCTGTGGCACCCTCTATGACATATTTAGATTGGCGGATTCCAAAATATCTGCGAAGAGATACTGTGGGAGGCTTGCCTCTAGACCCAATAACTTCTAAAGCAAGTTTATCTACCGCATTCCGTGGTAAGAGGGCGGCCAGCGCTGCTGGTATGGGATATAAGCGACGCTCATCCTCCAAACCAACCTGCTCTTCTTCACTTTGCTCACTTCTACTAAATTCTTCGTAGAATTGAGGCTGTTCTGTTTCAGTCTTAGTTGTATCACGCAACAATTCATACCACGCAGGAACATTTTGAGGAATAATCCATTGTGATCCCATGTGAATATTTGTAGAAGGAACCTGTAAACGCTTCACACCTTTTGTTAAAAGTTCACTGCGTTTATAGGGCATGCGTATGATTTCATCAAATAGGCGATTAATGAAATACTCGGCGGCTGGTTGTGAAGTTGGCCTTGGCGTACTGCGCACCTGAACTTCACGCGGTACATGAATTTTACATTGTCCATCACCATCTTCATCTTTTACAAACGTACACGCACCAGTACACTTTTCTTCATCATCATCAATCGCAATACAATCATTGCGTAAAACAATATTCTTTGTATCAATGGGTTCATCGTTTGCCTCAAACCATTTTTGTAAATAAGACGACAAAACAACTTTTAATCTGTACATTTTAATATAGGATGGCAGCAAAGGGGGGCGCGCATCCATTGGCATCCATTGCTTGACACCGCATGTTTTTTCAATAAACTTTCTTAAATGTCTAGTTTCACGACCAGAAATCCATGTGCTAAACGCAAGACGGAAATGTTCATATAAAATATCCACTTGCTTCCTTTGAAGAACAAACGCCGAGGCATCGCTATCACCATACGTCTCATGATTTGGCATTGTAAGGATTTCATGATTCAGAACATATTCAAACATATACTCGCCGCTACGCTTGGTTTTTAGCGCATCCGCTTGCTCAATAAGATTTGCTGGAATTTCAGTGGCCTGAGGACCGCATGGCAGTAAAACAGTCGCATACGAATCGGCACCACCCAAACGAAACCCAACAATCTTGTTTGTATTCAAGAAACTAGAAATTTTATACACATTACTAATAGGATATAGGCGCGGTGTTATAATTTGTTCATAAGCCTGGTAGACATCATTTGCCGATGCCAAATTCACGCTCTTAATTCCTAAATGTATTTTGAGGGATGTATTATCGTGGAAACTATTTCCATCGTCAACCACAGGGACAAGAATTTCATCAGCCTTTGCCTTGTTTGGATTTGCCACGGTGACCGCCACAATATGATTATATACATCGCGCACGAGCCCTGTAACTTTTGATTGTAATACATCAATTGCCTTTGACAATGGAACGAGCGCCCTATTATCCACACCGCTCTGAAGCGTGAATGCGCCACGGTGCGCCGAACGGCAGCGCACGATGAACTCATCTACATAGCGCCTTCTCGCAACTTCAGGAAAGGTTGGGTCTTGAATATCTTGTTGCGTAATTACGTAGCGAATATCTGAACGTGCTGTTCCAAATGTATTCAGTTCATTCAAGAAAAAGAGCGGCTCCCACACACCTACATCACTATAGGTCATAAATCCAACAACATTATTTGCGTAACGATTAATATCAATGCCTTCTAAAGGACATAAGACTTCTATTGGTGTATTCTCATCGCGAGGGTCGCCCTTGTAATGTAATGTCATAATTGTTAAGCCTACAAATGTACTCGCTCCATCCTCAACTTTAATATCATGGTGAATTTCAGCGAGCGCGTGTGCAAAGTGCCGCATCTGTTTTCTTTGATTTGCATCATAAATATAGGCAATAAAACGATGGTAACTTCTATAATAGCGGCTGATTTCAAATAGAGTATCCTGTAAATTGGGAACAAGCAAATGCTTTTGAGCCCATGTGGCAAGTACAGAATCAGATGGGTCTGGGTCCGTTGGATCAAAGAATTCCAGAACAAGATTGCCAAAATTCAGATTGATAAAGATGCGTGGTGTGATTATGCTGGCAAAATAGTCTTGAACCCCTTTAATTGTATTAATTCCAAGCATAGGGCCCAGAGCAGAAAATAGGCTTTGATTCAAAAAACTGAGTTTATTATTTACACCAACCCTATAGAATCCGCGGGCGGTAGGTTTGAATTCTTGTTTGATGGCTACGCGATTTACAGTTTCGCGAGAGTTTTGACCGAAAAACGCATCAATCTGTAAAGAGGGTAGGCCCACTTTTCCAGGATCCAAGGGGTATTTGACGTGACCGAGCACATATTCTTTTGCCAACTTGTGACGCAGAATTGAATAATCTACAAGGAGTTGTTCACGGACACGCAAGGAGTCTTCAAGATTAGCGGATTTTTCAGCTTCTTTGGCAGCTTTATCTTCAATTGCCGCTTCTACAGCGGTACGATTTTTCTGCGCAGCATCCTTTATATCTTTAAAGCGATCATCAAAGGGGATATGGCCCAGTTTACCAAAGCAGCAAGGGAGTTCATATCCATTAGGATGTTCTGGCTTACTCAAAAATCCAATATGCGTAAACGCGTCCGTTGAACGTGGCGCATTTTTACGGATAAATACAGTATGTCCTTCCTGCGCGTGATGGCGGTCTTTGATTTCCAGACCATGACAAAAGGGGCAGGATTCCTTGGGCTTTGGTTCGCCATTATAATCAATCCTTGAATTCCAATCCTCTTCAAGAATTGGCATCAAATCTTTCAAACACAGAATGCGCATACACAAGAAATAAAACAGATTTTTGGGATCCGAACCATACCGCAGCACCGTGATTTTTTCAGCACTTCCAACCGCTTTATCAATTGTCTCTTTTGTATTTGGAACGCCATAGACAATAAAGGCGACCTTCTTTTCACCCTCTTTTTGCGCATAAATGCGGCGCATGTTTTGATATTGTGCTTCAGTCAACGCAAAAGGATAGCGATCTACCGCAGGAGGACACTTTGTTGAGTATTGCTGGGTCTTTTTTCCAGTCTTTTTTCCAGTATAGCCAAAAAGTGTCTTGTCCAGTTCCTTGAGGCGATTGTTAAACCAGCCCTGGGCGACAATACGCTGCTGGTCTACGGCCCCAATTTCTCTTTGCGCAGCTACTGCTGGCAGACGAGGAGCAGGGGCGTCTTCATCATCAGATTCGGCGGCGCCCATCGCCACAAAGACACCTTCGCCACTTTCATCCTCTTCATCACTAGATGCCTCCATGGCATCCTCTTCCTCTTTTTCTTCGCGCTCAACAACAACACTTGCTACAGAGGCGCGCATAGTTGATGCCTTTGTTATGTTCGTATCTCTCAGCGCGGCTTGCCATCCTAGCTCTGGTGTATAAAAAATAAGACCGAGCACAGTACAAACGCGACGAATATCATCAATTGATACGGCACGAACATTAAATAAATGGATATTTATTGAGTTCATACTCGCTACAGAAAGAGACACATCAATACCTGGATTATTCAAGACTAGAAACTCGGTCGCATCATCATCAATAGTTGTTACTTGCGCTGTTTTTTTCAAATATGCGTCGATAAGTTGTCCAGCACGGTCCTTTGAAATCTGGAATTCGTCCGCCAGTTGCCTCGCATCTTCAGCTAAACGCTCTGGTTCTATTGGTTTGCGCGCATACAAGTAATTCAAATAACTCTGTACGCGATCCGCTGTAAAAAAGTTACTTACACCCTTGTAGCGGAAAGATAAGAATGTTTTCTGTTCGTCGGCCAATTGCTCTGTTGGCTGAAAAAGTGTGTTTAACTGAGAAATGCGGTCGGCAATCTGTTTCTGTATTCCCTTGGGAAGCGTAGACTCAAATGTGGCTTCAATACGCAGAGATGCCGCGCCCAGACGAACGGTTTGAACATTAAAGGGCATATCCCCCGTAATTTCAGTCAGAATAGTTTCTAAACTTCGCAAGTCCTTCCGAAAATCCAGAATTCGCTGGTCCTTTGGCGGTTCAATAGTAAATACAGCTGTTGTATCTTCGCAGACGCGCAGAGTTCCATAGAGGGGTTTCATGCCAAATTCAGCGCGACGAATGAGCGTTTTAACAAACAGCATGCTGGAGCACGCAATAGGGTTAGGTTCGTCGGCCCACGCTTTGAGTAAAACGGGATCGCTTACTTGAGGAGGCTCCAGCGGATCTGGCTGGAATAGTTTCGTGATAGGCGTATTATTTGCGGAAATCAGTCGCATAAAAGGGCGCGTGGCATTTACATCTGCGGAGAAGAAGAGGGATTCCAGTCCACCAAAATATTCTTCACGCTCACGCTTTGTCCATTGAAGGCCAATGAAACGTACGCCAGTAGTTGTGAATTCTCTTAGATTTACAGCCGTCCGCAGAGAATCCAGCATCGCGACCTGGGCGAGTTTGGCGGCGATAAATTCAGCTAAATGACCCGCAATTTCAGTTTCCTCTGGAGTCATCTGACCCGTTTCATTCATTTCCAGATCTGGAAAATAGGGATAAAACAGTCCATACCAATCCTTTGCCGACATTGGCTTTGGTCCAGGGAACGCAGAGAGTAGCCCCTGTAAAGGATAGGCATGTAGAGTTGGAACACCGCCCATAGGGGTCAAAAACATATCATCAATACTTACACGGCCTCTTGGATTTGGGTTTACTGGAAGTTTATTCCCATCTTCATCCACAAAGGAACTCTGATGATTACGTGCTTGAACTGTTGTCATAGGTTCGCTGATTTCAACAGGTACAACTTCACCATCCTCAACAATTATAGGTGTATATAGCGCAGGAATCATTTCTTCTTCGTGTTCATAAGCCAAGTAGCAGAATTTAGGATATAAATCATCCGGTTTATTTTGTTGATGCCAGAGGACGCGTTGAATATCCTCAAGTGTATGAAAGGGCGCGAGACCGCGGACTTTTACAGGTTTATTTCCAGAAGGGCGATGGATAATTACAGTTAAATCTCCCAGCGGCTCTCTGAGATTCCTCAAAGGCTGCGGTTTCTGAAGATTCTGTAAAACCGTGTAGAGCGCACTTGGCTCCATTCCTAATCATTATTCCTCAAAATGAATGTCTCTTTGAGCGTAGCGTGATATGATTATCTTAAACATGTCATGCTGCTTGTACCTCAAAAGAATATTCATGGGTTTACATACTAAACATTTTGCCAATGGAAAAATCAGTGCCCCCTTTTTCAGTGTCTCGGGCGGGGTCGTATTTCGGCGCGTCTGTTATTTGAACACCGCAATACATAACAGGCTGGCTCTTAAAATCAGTAGGTCTATACAAATTTCTAGATTCAGCCTCACGTAACAGCCATCCAAAGTTATTCCAGAAATCTGGTTCGTGACCGACACTTTCCGTAATCATATGCGCCATTTCATGAAGCGCCACAAACATCATAACATTTGTATCAACGAGTCGCTCTGAGCCATCACGTTGGCGGAGGCAAAAGTGAACGGACTCGCCCTTGTTAACACTGTAAGATGTATGCTCGGCGTCAGGGGTGCTTTCTAGGAAACGATCAGGGTCGGCGCGAAAGTTTTGTTGGAGGCGAATCACTTGGTTCTTGTGAGGGAACGTTTGGACAAGAGAATCAGTAAGCGTCGCAATATTCATGCGGAGTTTGGCCAACATGTCGGCGGCGTATTGTTTATCCGGGAGGTCGCGCACACGATACTCCTTCCCGTCCACTTGACTACGCACCTTTAGTGTAGGATATGAAGAGCCGGTTCCAACAATATTCTTAAAGAGTCCTGACATTTGTGAGAGTATACTTTCATTCATCTGTGACATTTTATTGCCCTCTCTAATCAGAAGAAGGGTTTGATAAATGACAGCGCTTACACGTATATATCATATACTTGAAAGTATTCAATATGGTGTCTTATACTTGATTGCTGCGTTTCTAGGAGGTGTAGGACTGGATTTCAGTTTTCCTCACTATGACCCTAAGAAGCCCGTGGCTGAAATTCACCGAGAGGTAATATATCAATGTATTGCGCTTGTTATTGTTGTAGTTGTAGTTCGCTCAATTGTTAAGAGTGTCCCATTCTTAATTCCAATCCCCAAGGGACTGAATTTTGTCCCGTACAAGACGGCTGAATTTAACGGGGAGATGATGATGGGATTTGTCTTTTTGGGCTGCCAACTGAATTTGATTCAAAAACTGGATTTTTTGGCGGGGCGGCTCTACATCTGGCTATTTAATGAAGAGCGAAAAGTTGGGTTTACTAACCAATCCGCTCTACAATGATGGACGTGCCAGTTACACTGCGTGATGCGATTAGACCAGTGCCCGTTTTCAATATTCGTTGGTCTAAATGATAGACTTTATCAATGTCTTGGTCTTGTACACATATACCAACAAACATTTCAAAATGTTCGTTTGCCGCCTACAAAGTCTAACACACGGAATATATTTACTTCTCCAATAAGTATATTATTTCCTTTTAGTTGAATAAAACTTGTATAAACCCCATCTATGACACAACATAATTCCATAGAATCATCTTCGGCTGTAGAACCAGGGCCCCGGCTATCAGACAAATTCAATAAAGTATTTCCTGTTAGACCAACGGACATTTTAAAATGGCAGTTAGTCGCGATCGCTAAACTTTTCTACTCCAGCAAATTGCGGGACAAAGTCCCGCCAAGTGCCGAAATGAAATGTTTATCGATCTAAAAGCAGCTAAAACAGTATAGAGATTTATAAGTTGTAAGATATATAAAATAAATAGAATTTATTTATATTTAGATTATTTATTACTTTTAGTTCTGCTAACTGCCTGAAAAATAAATCGGGCGTCCGGCAAACAAACAATTTAAAATGTTCATTGGTTTAATAAAAATATATAATACGGATTAAAAATAGTACACATAGTATATAGATATGTCAGGGCTTTTAACTAAACAGAGCCTATTATCTTTACATAACCCCAACTATGAAATAGATAAACAAAAAGCGGCGGTTAAATATAATAGATCTCAGCATAGAGCTTCTAATGAATATAATTTAGAAAATATATCTGATACTATTTATAGTAATATTATTGAATCTGCTAAAAAGGGTGAACAGAGTATTACTGTTACTATAGTAGAAACTGGTGAAAATATAGATGAATCTTGTATCTGTATACATGAAATATATGGCAATTCAGCAATTGATATAGTAGATAACAATATAGTTGATGGATTTAGCAACCCTATTCTTTCTATAAATAATAATAATTTATACGATATATCTCATGGTGATAGCCAAATAATATCTAATATAATTATACCGAATGAAATTGATATATCTGGTAATAATGTTGTAATTGATGCCTCCAACAATGTAATATTTAAGATATCGGGTACTAATTTATTGAGTGCAGATAATACTATTATTCATACGATTAATGAAGATAAACTTTCAACTAAAGTATGTGATTGTGTATTAAATAAATTTGATGGAATTACTGGTGTTATTGATCAATCTACACCGAATAAATGTGTCATATTTAACTGGGCACCATAATTTTTATTTTTTTACTAGATAAAATAATACAATTGGGGTGTAAAAGAATTTAAACCCAAATCGTATTCTATATTAGAAAAATGAAACTAGATATTAACAAAATATCGTATGATGTTAGCCCTAATGATTTTATAAAAGTACCCCATAAAGAATATTATAATCTTAATATATATCCAGAAGTTGGGATTCAAGAACGCATTATTGGCCTATTATGTGATACGGTTAATGATGTAATAATGGATAATAGTATTCTCATTATTGGTTGGA